GTTTATTACTTGAGCTCTAGGTTCGAATAGTTCTATAGCTCGAGCAATATCGCCTTCTAAGTTTGCATCATCAATTTCAGTACTCAATCTAAATAACATAGAAGAAAGATTACCGCCAAACCTATGCATAAAAGGTCTTTCAGTAAAATTAGTTAATAATAAATTCCTTACTGCTTGTTTCACGGCTGCAGCATTTGTTTTTTTGAAAATATCTGCCGGCAAGTTTAATCCATCAGAGTCTAAACCTATAAACTTAGGAGTAAATGTTAAATCAATGTCCTGATCAATTTGTGTGCGCGATACAACTATCGTTTTTTTATTAAGATTTCCATCTTCAGCTGAAAAGACTCTTGTAGGCATATTATTTCCTTAAATATATGTTCTATTTATACATAAAATCATCAATAATTTCCCACTCCGGCAGAGGATGCTGAGGAAGTTGTGCCACTAGTTGAAGATGTATTAATTTCATTAGAAGGATATAATGTATATAGATTTGCGTTATATGAAGTTTTAGCGTGATTTTGATTTGATAACGGCATCCAAAATTCTATTTCAGGATACTCAGTAAATGTATGTTTATGAAAAGCTTCTCCAACTTTGCTACTATCTAAGTATAGAGGATAGAAATAACCTTTTTGGCCTGATGTAGATCCAAAGTTACTAGTTCCATAGACAGCATAAATTTTATCTTCGTCTAAAGGTTGTGGTGCAGGAGGTGTAGATTCTTCTTGACCAATTTCTAAAAATTCACCTGTAGCTTGAACAGCATTATTAAATCTTGTTTCTATGATTTGATTGTATGTAACATTCCAAGGTGCTATTATTTCTGGCATTATTAAAACAATATCAACGTGTAACTTTCCGTTTGGATTGTAACTATCATAGTTTAATATTATCTTATCATAATTAATGTTGTTTTTAAGATAAACTGCTAAGTCAAATGTTTTATCGAAAGCAATCTCTCCATCTTCTCCGATGAGCTCATACACCACAGCTCTTCCATTAGTTTTTAAATAATTTATCCCGTCTGTTACATCTAAATTTTCTCCAGGACCTTCTCTATAGTATCCTTCAGAAACTATTAATCTAAACTTTTCAAACCCTTTAGCTCCTCGTAAACCAGGAGACGAATTTATCGATTGCAATACTTGAGCGTGCAAATAATATTGCTTAGCTAATAGTACTTTATCATCATTCGTCAAATGGTTTATACTTTCGGGATCGCCATAGCCACCTAAGAATTTAGATAGAGTGATGCTTTGTGCTAATCGAGTACGACGAGTTATTGGAACTAGTTGAAACCCAGGATCGTATTGTGCGTCTGGCAATATATCTTCTGTGAATGACATTATGTTTGATACACCTTTGCTTTTGGATTAGAAGGGCCCATGGGTTCACTTCCTCTTTGAGTTTTGTCTTTAATGCTGACTGATTTTCCAAATGTCGGAGGAATAGTGTTTGCAAAATCTTTTGAAACCAAACCTTCTGATATTGCTTCTCCGACAAATGTTTCGTTAGCGATTGTATTTGGATCACGCAATTTGGACCTCACTGATTTTGTATTTAAATCTGTTTCTGATATTCCGCCATAATTTCTACTTCTATTAATTGTATATTTCAAATCATCAAACGTATCCACTTCAACTTGTCGTATTCCTACAATTGGTGATGTGGTCAATGCAGAATTAATATTAGAAGCATTTGGCTGAGGTTTAGTTGTTGCATCTGTTGCTGTGTTTACTTCATCACCACCTGAACCACCTGCACCAATTGCTCCTGCAGTTCCAGCTCTTCCGGCTTGTGTTGCAGTTTTTGCATTTCCTTCAAGAGCACCGTGAAACGTTGGCGCAGTTACACCAGCAGTATATGTAGCTGATGTTGCATATAGGTTTTTAGCGTGTTTGATTACGTTTGCACCTCCCATAACCCCTGTGTCTCCAATGACAGTTATATCGGTTGCGGTTATAGATGTGTTAGGAGATGATGCAATAATTTTAGATTCACTAGTCATAACCAAATCGCCATTCGCATCAATTTCAATTATACCTTCAACTATATTGTCATAATTGCCTTTTATGATTTGAGTTTTATTACTTAATACTGTTTGTGTATCTGCACCTACAACAGTTTCAGCTTTATTTTGACCTATGTCTGTAGTTTTATTTTTAGCAACGCTTTGTATAAAATTACTTTTTATGATTTCTTCTTTATCACCAACAACGTTTACATTAAAATCACCACCAACTTCTAAATCAAAATCACCTGCAACTTTCATTTTTAAGTTACCATTATATACGATTTCACCATCACCTTCAACGATAACTTTTTCATTGGCCGCTACAACTCTTATTGCGTTATTCGTGGAACTATAAATGACTGTTCCATCTGCACGCATTTCTACACCCGATCCAGTTCTATGACGAATCATAACTCTTTCACGGCCATTGGTATCATCATACTCAATTATATGTCCCGATGCAGTTTCTTTAACTTGATTTTCTGGGTATTGTGTAGAGGGCTCATCGTTTAATTCTAAATCTAAACCTGGAACACTACCACCTATATAAACATTAGACACGCGTGTGCCACGAGCAATGTTATTAACTCCAGAAACTCCTACATATTCTTTTCTAGGAAACCTCTTATCCGGATCTGATCTACCATCAGTTGGATTTGCTATTGATTCAAGTTCTCTGGCATCTATGTAGTCAAGATCCGTCATTATTTACCTCTATTTTGGTTTAAAGTGCTACTAAACGTTTTAACACTGTTTACGTCTGTGTTCACCTTATTTATAATATTATTCAACAACTTATTATTTTCTTTCATCTTAGCTTGAGCTGCTTTATAGTCTGCATCAAATTGAGCTTTCACATCACCGTCTGGTAGATTCTCTGCACCAAATTTACTGCTCAATGCAGTTCGGCTTTCTCCATTTAAAGATCCTATAGCTGCACCAGCTTTTTTAAACATTCCATTTATATCATTATTGAATCTTTTGCTTTCGGCTAGATTTGTTATAGTTTTATTTGCTTCTGCATACGATACGGGTTTTGTGATAGATGATGAGGTTTTAGCAATAGTTGCTGGTTTAGTAATTGCTGTTTGAAGTTTAGAAGGAAATTCATTTAAATTTGTAAGATCATCATAACGATAAACAAATCTATATTTAGATTTTATATTTTGTTTCACGTCAAAAGTATTTTGAGATAATGCATCAGCATCATTGGAACTATAAACACCACAATCAGGAAACACTGCAAACCACGCTTTTAAAAATCTATCATATGTTTCAAACTGCTTATTGTTAGGAGGGCTGCCACCAGAAAGTATTGTTAACTGCACCCCGGTCTTGTAAAATCTTGGATAAGATTCAGATGAGCGAACTTTATCGAGAGGTCTACCTCTTTGTAAACTACCATCAGTTAGTATGATGTAATGAGAATTTAGACCATAATTATTAGGATTTAATGATATTCTATCAAGAGCAGTTTCTGCTGCTGTTTTTCCATCTGCTGCAGTATTAGTATCTCTAATTTCTTTGGTTAATGCCGCCAATTGACTTTTTTTAACAATTTCATTAATACCTTTAGCATTTGCTTTTTCAGGAGGACCCGTATATTTACGTGGTTCATATATAAACAGTCCTCCTATAAAATCATCTTCAGTATTTTTTGGTCCTCTTCTACTGCTTTTAAATTCTGTGATTAACTCTTCAACCGAACTAACAAATGTAAAATCATAAGTGTCTGGTGTTGCATACCCTAAAAATGCGTTTTGGTCTTGTAACACATATGATATTTTAGGTGCTGGAACATCTACTAAACTTCCTTTATTTACATAACTAGAAATATTAGTTTGTCCACCTCCAGTTTCAATTAAATCTAAAGCTGCACCTGCGAATGCACCTATTCCTCCTTTAATGCTGCCAAATAAACTTCCAACTTTATTTAATAAATTTCCAATAAATTGAGCACCCAAATTTTGTTTACTTCTTCCCAATCCAGAAAAAGCTGTAAGTGGACTTAAATCGAGTCCTGCTGAGTTTAATTTATCTTTTAATTTATCTTTATAAATTTTTGATGAAGTTTGTACAGAAACGAGTGAAGGATTATTTTCAGGTTTCAACGATTCAATAGTTCTTGACGGACTAATAGAAACATTTGACGCATATGTTCTTATTCTTTGTGGAGGAAGATTTGCAAAGTTTTTCTGCAATTGCTTGAGCAAAGAAGCTGGAGATCCACTAGTAACTACTTTTTTTAGAGTAGTTGTTCCTGTTGGGCTGAATCCAAACACATCTGTTAAGTCACTCGTGTTTGTTGTGGTAGGCAATAAACTTCCATCACCCGCAGAAGCCGTGAATATTACTGGCATAGGCCTTTTAGTTATAGTTTCATTTTCTCTTGCAAAGGGAGTCAATGATTTAAATCCATTGGTTTCATTATAGTTACCTATAGTTGCACCGTCATTACTAATTTTATTAGTTTGTTGTTCTTCTAAAATATTAGTGCCATAAGGCTGATTATTCTTAGCAGCCTCATTAACTTCTTCTTTCGAAATCAATTGCCCAAATTGATCTCTTTGTGCAAAAGGCGATGCTGTAAAATCTACTTCAACTTTAGGATATGCTCTTATTAAATTTATTATACCCGCGACTTCATTGTAGGTATAAAGAGAATCAGATATGGGTGTATATTTAGGACTTTCTTCTCCTGTTAGTTTTATGTATTCAGGATCAAGATCTCGCCTAATTCTCACACTATGGAGAATTGCGCCCGGTGTTATTTGAAGTTTGTTTGTATTTAAAAATATTTTAGTTGCCATTATACGTTCACCAATTTGTCAAATACTTCTTTCGCATAACTTATTCTTTTTTCAGTATTTGCTAGTTGTTTGTTAGGTCTTTCATAATTGTCTTGAAATAGCTCAGTAGCGCGTTTAACGGTTGTAGATTTCCTTAAAGGTCCATCTCCTAAATAATTAAAAGTTTCAAGTTCATATTTAGTAAATAACAATTGTGCACCTAATGATAAGTAATCTAAACCAACGCTGGCAGAATATTCTTTTAATTGACCTAATCTATTTCCAGCTGCAGTGGCTGGATTCCATTGTGCTATTCCGGTTGAGCCTTCAGTCTGATTCACTGCTGCAGGATCTAATGATGGACCAGATTCAACACAAAAGTTTCCTATTATCCCACAAGCCTGTTCCGGAGTATAATCGCCGCCTTCTTCTGAAACAAAAAAATTAAACGCTTTTTCTATATTAGTAGTTCCATCCAAATCTAAATCTATATTACCTATTCCTGATTTTTTATTAAGAGATGGATATGACGGATCGTTGTCTCCAGCCTGATTTGCATAAGTTTCTATTTTAGGTATTGACCCTATCACTAAAGGAAGCTGAGAGTTTCTTCCATCTAAAAATATACCATAAACTTGAGCTCTTGGTTTCAAACTACAATTAGCACCTAATCCAGAACTACCACCTTCAGTTACTGGTATAGCCACTTGAGCCCATGGCAAATCGCTGTTAGGTATCAATGTAGTGTCGGGTGTGTGTATACCCTGTATTCGTACTTTGACTCTATCTAGTTTTAAAGGATCATTTACATCTATAACTAATCCTATAAACCATCTGTTATGATCACCGTAAAAGATCTGACTCATAATGAAAAATCCTCTTCTAATGAACCTAATCTTCCACACAAAAGAGTAGTTGTATAAAAAGATTCAAATGCATGTCTTGCAGAACAAATAATATAGTCTCCAGACTTTTTAGTGTCAAATTTTAATATATCGCTACCTTGTGCCGTACTTTCGTTATCAATGAACAATATTCTTATTACTTTTCCTATAGTGTAATTTTCATCACCAGTTAAAAACTCTCTACCTCTTACTGTTATTTGTATGGGCGATTTAGATAAAAATGTTTTTAAAGCTCCAGCTATTATTTTCTTTTTATGATCTCCAGCCGTGTCGTCATCGTGCAAACTTTTAAAATTCTTCAATCCATTCGTGTATGCTCCAGATTGAGATATTTGTGTTATTGATCTAGAATTATATGTTGATATTTTTTTGTCGTTTAATTTATATTCTGGTGCATATACAAATCTTTCATTTCTACCACCTAATAAATTGTTATTAGATAAATCTTTAAAGACATCTTCTACATCAAACTTAACTCTATATGGCACTGCAGTCATAGTATTATAAAAATAATATTCTGCTCCTACTAATCCTTCATCTATGATGCCGTGTAAGTTTTCGGTGTCTGCTATTTTAAATTGCAGTATATTATAATATTTAATGTTACTAGATGCATTAGTATTCATACTTGGAGCATATATGAAAGGAGCAGATTCGTTCATAACTCCATCAGATAGCATGGTGCCTAAATCTCTCATTATTAAGTTTTCAGTACCTAATACAGAATACAAATAGTATGGCATGCCTGATTCTGATATTGCTCTAGATTTCAACCAATTACTCGCTTCAATGGGAGTTAAATTTGGTATTATAAGTTTTAAATCATTTAAAAGTTCATCACCTAAAACTAACAAGTTTCTATCTAAATATTCTTGCATAATTTTACTAATAATAAACCCTGGACTTCCGGTATAAGATCTACTTATATTTTGCAATGAAGATTTAAAAACGTGATATTCTATACAATGAAGCATGACAACATCTGCAGCTTCATCAGCTTTAACTATTTTTTCTATTCTGTCAATTAAAAACTCTTTAGTTATAAAAAAACCTTCATTGATTTCTTCAGACTGCGCTATAGACAGCGTTAATTTTTCTCCGCCTTGAAAATCTATATCTTGAACTACATTGTTAGTATCTGTAAAAACAACT